GCTTAGAACAAAAACGTAAAGTTGAACGTGATGGTGGTACTGATACTGTAAGAATGGAATGCAAAGAAGTTGAAGCAGTTGTTGAAACTGATAAGCATGGTGTTAAAAGAATAAGAGAAATTAAAGGAATTAAATAATGTCAGATCAAATTACTACAATGTTTGCACAAGCGTATTCTAAGAAGAAACCTACTTTGCTTGCACAGCAAGGATCTAATGTTAAAGTAAAAATTAAAAATGGCAAAAAGAAACTTAGAAAATAAACACATTCGTAAACCACCTAAGAAAAGAAAAGGTAGGCACACAAAGAAAATAAACAAGCATAAGACATATAAAGAATATGCTGGTCAGGGGAGAGTATAGTTTATGTTAAATGTCAAATGTATTTTTTGGTTAAGAAAAGGATTTTGTGCTTTACTAAAACAGTGTAAATGCTTTAAGATAAATGAGGATGACTACAACCCTTTTAGAGAAAAATTATAATGGTTAAAAAAATGTATCAAAATCCTAGCGGTGGATTAAACGAGGCTGGTCGTAAATATTTTAAACGAACAGAGGGATCTAATTTAAAAGCTCCAGTAAAATCAGGGACCAATCCAAGACGAGTTTCTTTTGCTGCAAGGTTTGGTGGGATGAAAGGATCATTGCTTTCTAAATCAGGTGAGCCAACTCGTTTGAAGCTAGCACTTAAAGCCTGGGGATTTTCTAATAAAGAAGAAGCAAGAGCTTTCGCTGCAAGACATAAGAAGAGTTAGTCTTGGCTAAGAAAAAATTAATTTTAAAATCCTGTGGCTTCTGCCATATCTGTGGCAAAGAACACATGAGCAATGAAGGAGGATGGGTAATCAATGCTGAACGATTAAACTTCTGTCATTCATTAGAGCATAGTTGCTACGAGATTTACTTTAATAATGTAAGAGCCGCACAGAAACAAAGTCTTGTCAATAACAATGAAAATGATAAACGTATGAATATGTACATTGAGTATTTAAAGAAACAAAAGTGTAAACATAAATACCAAACAGAAATATAAATAAGTAGAAATGTAATGCCACTTAATGTTAAAGGTAAAAAGATTTTAGCAGCAATGCAAAAGGAATATGGTAAAGAAAAAGGTAAAGCTGTATTCTATGCGTCAGAGAATAAAGGAACTATTAAAGGTGTTAAGAAGAAAGGTAAGTCGCTACTATCATAATGGAATCTAAATATCACACAACCAAAGAAGGAAAGAAAGCTCGTAAGGGTTTATACTATAATATTAATCAGCGTAAGAAAGCTGGTACATCAAGATCTAAATCTGAATCTACAATTTCAAAGAAGGCTTATAAAAGTTTATTGTCAGGATTTTCTGATTAATTCTTAACATTATCCATCACATACTTATATCTATTCCAAATAATATTATCTGGTTTCCAGAAATGCTGCTTGTTAATTTTCATCTTAACATGGTGCATCATTGTAGTGTGATCTCTGTTACCAAGTAATACACCTATCTTTGTGAATGGCATATCATACTTATCTCTTAATACATTTATTAATATGGATCGTGCAATCACAGCAGACTGAACTCTAGTTTGTGCAATGATCTCATTTACATCTATGTTTAATTGATTGGCAACGATTGCTAATATTTCTTTTACATTCTCAGGGACCACTACATCATTAATGGTTACATACTTAACCACTTCTTTAACAACTGTTTTCCTATGCCTAAAACTATTTCTAAAATATTCTCTTGCTAATTTATATCCAGTTCTAAATCCTGCACGATAAATTTTCTTTTCTCTTGGATCTAAGTTTGCAAAACTATTAAATGAATATCTTAATTTGATTTCACGTTTAAATTCTTTTGGTGTCATAGCTATCCCTTTCAGTTGTAAACAACTTCACGTTGTCTTTCGTTGTTATATCAATAATGACTTATGCCATTATCTTTTCTTTTGTCTGCTCAATTTTAAATATCAATCTTTTAGAATCATTTAGATTCTTTTGATACTTATGAAAGAACTCAAGAGCTTTGCGATGTCGCATCTCTTGTAGATCTCTCATCTTTTGCAGACGAATCTTTAGTTTGTCCAACTAAATCATCCTTCTGTTTAATAGTTGTAAAAACTGTTTTGATATTGGAAATCTTAACATCAATCACTACACCTTTGGCAGCTGGATCTGATGCAACTTCAGCACTATCAAATTCTTCTGTATAAACAAAAGAACACTCACAGTTCTTATTACGTATAAACTTTACCACTATTTATCCTTTTTGGCAATATAGTTCTTTTGTCTTAATTGCTTAGTCATCTTGCAATAAATTGCTAGATCATCATAGCTATCAGCTTTGTATCTCTTAGTGCATCTATATAGTTTTAATGCCATCATTAGATGACCAACGTCTTCAGGTGTTAATGCTTGTTTTACTTTATCAAATAATACTATTGAAAATAACTCAGCAAGTAATGCAAAGTTTTCCTCATAATCACCATACTCTTTGTGGCGATCTTCTATAATTTTTTTCTGTATCTTTTCTTCAATGTCAATGAAATCTGATTTGTTTATCATAAGTTTCCTTTTGTTGTTTTACTCTACCCCTAGGGACAACGAAAGGGTAGGCATGACTGCCTGATGAAACCCTAGGGATAGAATGAATAATAGTATTACCTATTATTAGTATTGTCTATTACCAAAAGATTTATTGTTGGCAAATGATTTCTTTTGAAATCCACCAGCTTTAAATCCAGGTTGTTTATTTGCTCCTGTTGTTGCTTGTGCTTCTTTTTTAGTTAAGATCACAGTGTATCCACCTGTTGGATTTCCATCTATGTCTGTTCCATCAAACGCACAATAGTCGTACCACTCACCATTAATATTCACATTCATCTTCCAGTTTTTTCCCTCTGGAGCTTTTGGTGAATTAGGTGCAACCATCACTGGTCGTTCATCTATACCTCATTTTGAGTTGTGATCTCATCACGCTTACTATTAAATTTATTTAAAATAGAATTGTAAGTTGCAAGATCTTTTATTTTTATCTGATTAAGAAGATCTTTGTTTGCTCTCCAAAGGAAATCTAGTTTCGCAGTGTGAGGAGCAAATGCTATCTTCTTTGTCAGTTCATTAACTATACTATCATCATAATTTATATTGTTTGATGTAGTATCTTTTTCATTCATTGGCTGTACTGGAATATCTAATTCCTCATACTCTTCCTTTGAAGTTATATCTTCAAGAAGAATACCCATGAATGATAAAGCTCGTGTGATTGCAAATGTTTCAGCAATCTCTAAGTAGCCTGGTTTATCTCTGTATTGTTTAGAGTAACCTGTTGCTACAATATGTTCAGGATCTGATTTAGTTATAATACATTTCATTATAACATAACGATCAGAGTGTTCTTGTATTACACAATTGATTCCATACTCAGTACCAAACACTTCTCTAAAGTATTTAATCTTACTCCAAGCTGATACTGTTTTCTTTCTATGTTGATTTAAGTATGAGCCATGAGCTGCACACAAATCATTAACTTGTTTTAGTTTGTCTTTCATTCGTTGTTTCCTTTTTGTTGTTTAAACCCAATCTATTTTTTAATCTATAGACTAAGTCATGTCGTTCATGAATGCAAGAGTAAGCAAATACTTCTTTACCATTATAGTATAATCTACTCCTGTTATTAACCACTTGATGTTTAGTTAATCTTTTAAAAAACTTATCACAATTATAAGGATCATATCTCACATCATTCATTTCAAATGTATGAACATAACCATTCATAAGTATAATAGTTAATATTAATTTCATTTAGCAATCAATGTTAGTAGCAATATTGCTATAACAATAATCAATAATAGTTTTGTAAACAAACTTCTAAACTCCTTATCTTCTTTTTCTTTTAGTTTACGCATTATAATATCATGACGAAACTGTTGTTTAATTTTGTCATGTTGCTTTTGATAATAATTTATATCCATATTCCTACACATTGTCCCACAAGCTCGCCGCTTTTTTTATCAGATCCATTTGCACGTCTTTCCACATATAACTTGAGAAGTCTGGAGGAGGAATTAATCTAGCCATATCCTGAACCGAGCCACGACATAAGTACACAAGGTTCTGACGAATTTTATCAACAATTAAATCTTGTTGAATTAAAAATTCCATATACTCAGGCGTAAGTAATTCACAGGTGTCAGGTGTAAAGACATTAAAGTTATCTTGATTAACATAAAGTAAATGAGGAACTTTTTTTGTAGCGTGCCAGTAGAATGCACATTGGCGTACATGATTTATGTCTGGTTGTTTTGGTAAGTATGCTTTGATCCAACTAAAACCAGCTTTGGTATCTGATTTTCTTTTTGATCTATGCTTTGTCTTTAATTCTACAAGTTTAGTTCCATTCATTTGCTCGTAATCTATTCTGCCTATCTTATCTAAAACTAATTCTTTAAATTTATAAGTACAATATCTTTCGCTTGCTACTTCTTCTCCTAGTTTAAGATCATCTAATGCTTTGCAAGTAATCTTAATCATATCAACAAGATAATTTTTTGTATCTTCGTGTTGCTCTTTATCTAATTCATTATGAGGTTTATATTTATCGTACTCAGTAAGCTCTTCCTTAATAATTGTATCTATATTTTTTTTCTCAATAAGCATTCTCTTCTCTGCTTCATACATATATTTAGAAACATATTTTTGTGATGCTCTACCAATAGATACTCCAGCGTTCATTCGGAACGATATGTTTTTATTACGCCTATCAGTTTGATCAAACAAACAATAGTTAACTAACCAATCTGCATTCGTTTGTGCAGTTTGACTTGGTGATCCATGATCAAGTTTAAGTTTTTCATAATACTTAATACAAATATCAGGATCAAAATTATTTATTGCCGATATAGAATTGTTCTTTGTTAAATCAATAACCATTTTTTACCTCTTTCATTGTTGTAAATACTGTTTACCTTTATTGGTTATTATAGTCAATACATATTTTTAAATTATTTATTTGACATATAATCATTATGGTTATATAGGGATTTTTAACGAAAGGAATAATAATGAAACTTAAAAACCAACTAAAAAAACTACTTAAAAAGTATCACAAAACATTTGATTGTTTTGGCAACAGAAGGAAAAATAAATGACACTAAACGAGTACAAAGAAAAGCACAAACTTAGCAATAAAGATCTTGCAAAGTTAATAGGATTAACAGGCAAGAATCCTATCGTATCTGTGATTAGGTATTTAAAGTCAGAGAGAATACCTCATCCTAGATTTATGAAAGTGATAACAGAAAAGACAGGTGTTCAACCTAATAGCTTTTACGAGGAGTGGTATGACAAGTATAAAATATGAAAAGGCAATCGTAATTTGGGAAGATATTAACAGTTGCGATAGTGCATGGAACAGTCAATCAGATTTAGAAAATCTTAAACCTGCTATGTGTAATACAATAGGTTATCTTTATGAAGACAATCCTAACTTTATTAAAATGTTTGCAACATACAGCATAGATCCAAACACTGATGAACTAGACGTTGGAGATGCAATTGTTATTCCAAAAGGTTGTGTTGTTTCAATTAAAAAATTGGAGAACTAAATGATTGATCAAGAGCTGCATGTTGAGGATGTAATAGAAATGTACAACGAAAAGATTTTAATTCTTCAAAAAGAAATAGATAGATTAAACGAAGAGATACAAGTTCTTAACATTGAACTAATGAAAGAAAGATCTAAGAACTATGGCAAGAGAGATATACTTTAGTAAAGCAAGAGTTAATTGGTACAATGAATGGCATCGCCAGATACAGAATGATCATTGGCGTATGATTGATATAGACTCTTACGAGTATTGTAATGAATGTAGAAATGGCATAGCCATTATTGAAACTACCTACGATGTAGGTAAATATAATAAGGTTGCATATTTAACAGCAGATATTGGTACTAAACTAGGCATACCTGCGTATATAGTTTATTATAACATTGAGGGTGCTGACTATCCAACGTTTAAGATCGCAAAAATTAATACCATTTTGGAGGAAATAGACCCCATTTCTGAGGGTTCTTTGATTGAATTAAATGAGCAGGAATATATAGGTTATTTGAATTGGTTAAGACAACAGCATGTTTGCAAAGCTAAACATGAAGTAAAACAGCATAAATGCAGGTAAATCATGGGTAAATACGCAAGCCATATAAGAGTTCCTGTAAGTTTATTTAAGAACGATATATTCTTAGGCTT